TACCAGTTACCTACAGCTTTAGCATTCTCAGTAGCCCATTTGTTTCCTGCACAATAGGCCCTTGTTGCGGCTCTTCTACATCCTGTAGCTCTGTAAGTAGATTTGTAATCAGACAGTCTCTGAGAGATGTCCCTATTTTCAACTCTTTTTTGTTCCCTTTTAATTTCTTTGTTCATGTTAAATTTTTTAGTTTTTATTAATGTGTTAAAGGTTTACCGTCTAATACGCTCAAAATATCTTCCTGTATATCATTGAAAAATTCTTTTATTTCATCTTCTAGCTCGTAGAATTGTTCCCTATGGTTTTGAGATTTTAATAATGTGGCTAGAATTTCAGAACTTAAGTCCCTAACCGAATATCCATATTCAAGCGCAATATTTAAAGAATCCTTTAAGCTAGGGTCGTTTTCCTTTAAATAATCCATAGCTAAATGATAATAAATTATTTCCCCCTCTGTTTCAAATACATTGTTGTCTTCTAGTTGATTAAGAATAGAATAAAAAGGATCTTCTAGCTCAATCTCCTCAACTATAATATGATCCCCTAAACAGAAAGGAGAATATATTTTATTAAGAAAGGTTTCTATTTGTTCGTTTAATTGTTCTCTAGTCTTCATTGCTATAAGTTTTTACCTTAATTATAATCTATAGTTTACTCCGTCCCAATAAATTAATTCTGAAAAGCCATAGCCATCATCCTTAAACCAACCTACAGGTATTTTTTCATAGAATAATCCAAGGACAAACTCCCCTTCAACACTTATTGTGGCCACATTAAAGTTGGTAACAAAAAACATTTCAGCACCAAACTCATCTATAACTGCCCTATAGTAATTACCTGCCATCCAATATCCATCTGTAGCTTCTATGTCAATTACACCTATATTGTAGTAGGTGTCTTGTGCATCGACGAGACTATACATCTCCATTGTGTTTATGTCTAAGTAGATTCCATCCGAATAGGTCGGAGTGTACTCATACACAGATGCAATGTCAGTAGATAAAGTAAGCTTTTGATTTTGCGCCCCTAAAGACTTGGCAACTAACAATAGTGTTAGCATCATAAGGGCTTTAATAATTAAATTCTTCATATAAAATTTATTTATTTAGTTATTAATTAAGACCTAATTAACACCATTCTTCATACCCTGAGATGGAGACATACCTTTCCTGTCCATCAACTTATTAACCCTACTTGCATAACTTTGAGGTACAAGTTGAACAGAAGAATAGTCATTCTTGCCAGCGATGATAGTGACACCACCGACCCTGGTGACATCACCCTTCGACTTGACGCATGATAAACACTTACATTCAAAGAAGCGTTGCATATCTTTGGACTTGGGCATAATAGCCTTGACTCGTCTCGGGTTGACAGGCTCGCCGCATACAATGCAGTCATAGCCTTCATATTCAGAATAATCTCTCATGACTGTCGTTTTATATTTTTAATTCTTTAATTGTTATTTCATCATCTATAAAAATTAAGAGGCTTTGTTTATCTCACCCATACACCTTTTGGTGCGTTCCCATGCCTAGACCACTTGTACTTCAAGCTAATGGCGCAATGCCAAGTCTGTTTAAATAGCTATTTGTGAATGCGGGAATTGAATTAAGTGCTTTCCCCTTTTATGTGCACACCTCTCAATTTGAAGCCATAAAACAATTAATTTTTCTGCCTGTATTGCTTATCCTCACTAAAGAATATAACAAGATCGCCATCAATGTAGATGTTATTGCCAAAGTCAACAAGTAAATGTCTACCTTGGTCATCCTTACCTTCTAAGCATGTGGGCAATGGTACGCTACTAGATATAAGGGTGCCAGAGCTATCCCATACTCTGAATGGTATAGACTTCATAGTAAATAGAGATTGAATGTTTTCAACAGAAGACTCTCTATCCTCTGTAATGTAACTTGGATAATATGACATATGTTAAATGATTTTATTCTTGAACTTCTAAATTTTCAATTATAGGGATAACATTAGAATAATCACAAGGATAATCTTCCGTACCCCTATGCCTAGGATTATCTTTATCATTAATATGAATGAGATTTTTCATCTTACTATTACCTATTGCAACTTCTAAAAAGTTATAAGGATTCTTGTCCGTATCATAATAACTGTTATCTAATTCTTCTGTAATCTCTCCAAGAACACCAATACAACAGTGTTCTGTCTTACCTGAGACACAAAGGTAGTCCGTCGGCTGTATAACAAGACGGCCAAAGCCTTGACGGAACTCACCACTTCTAAGGGCTTTAAGCCACTTATCTTTTATTTCTTGAGTAAATTTAAGCTTTTCCACTTTACAGTTATTTTACGTTAACAATCTTACCAAGCCTTACCATCTTAGACCTTGACATTACCTTTAATGTCTGAGGCACTTTATGTCCTTGGACATGGTGTATAACCATATGTCTATCTTGGTCTGCAATCCACTCTATCGGTGTGCCGAGATTGTCTTTGGCAGTAAACCATTTCTTTGCAAGAATCCTACCCTTCATAGGTATTTGCCTGTATTGTTGCATGTTATAGTGCCCAGGCTTACTGTAAGAGTGAATAGTAGTACATGCCTTGTCAAATGTCTTTATTGTATAAGACAGAAGTTGAATAGCTTTTGATAATTCGGAAACTTTCATTTTAAATAGTTTTAGTTTAGTTAATTAGTTTATTCTTTCCATCGAAAATCAGGGGATGACTTTTATTTTTTAAGTGATTAATATATTGTGTCAAATGGTTTACCTTGGCACGATGATGGTCAACCTCAATGCAAACTAAACGCTCCCCTCTAGGTTTCTCATATCGAAATGCAGACAGCTTTCTTTCAAACCCCTCTACATGTTCATGCCCAAACTTCTCTAGGTGTCCCACTAGTAACTTTACTTCCCAGTCCTCAAAACCTTTTAGGTCTGCACATATGAAGTAAGTTCTCCCAAATCTTTTATCTGTAGGGTTAGCTTTTATCTCGTTTATAATTTCAGTTAACCCTAAAATAGCTTTATTGCACATCTCAATTTGCAACCTTGTGCTTATTTCATTTTTCATAACGCCATTATTTTAGAATTTATAGATGAATGAAACTGTACCTGGGTCTTCCTCTATTGACTCAACAAATGCAACACATTGCATCGTTAAAGAGCTAATAGCATAGAATACAAGGAACCCACTATTAGCTACCTGATAGAATTCTAGCTGGCCTACCCAAGAAAATAGCAAACTAATAATGGCATAGCACAGAGTACAAACAATCTGAGTGACTGTGAAATTGGCGATAATATTAAAGACTATCATAGTTTTATATGGTTTAGTTAAAAAATAGTTTAGTAGTAGGCATAAAAAAGCCCCGTCATCACCCCATGATAACTAATATGGAAAAGGACAAGGGTAACAACAGGGCCTATTGGGATAGAGCTTTCTTAATATTGAGAGTATAATATTGAGATTATTATCTTGAGATTATTATTTTTGTAGGTTAAAAAGTGCCCTCAATCTAAGCAGGTTCGTGAAAGAGGGCGAAGTGTATCTATGTTACCTGTATAACATTGAATAGTAGACACACCATATATATATAGATATTAAAATGATTTAGAAGTATGTCCCCCCAATCATAAGTATATTAAACTCTTCTATCTCCTTGTTAATATTAAAGAGATGTTTAATATCCTCTTCCTCTCCACTAAAGGCAAAGATAGCCTTATCAGAGGAGCTTGAAACAAATAAAGGCTCTGACATATTTATACCAAACCCTCTAGCTTCTAATTCAATCCCTGTTAAAAGTCCTTTATTGGACACAGGAATTTTTGCAAAAATAGTCTTGTCTTCCATTATAGATAGTTATTAGTTGTTAGTTAAAAATCTATACCTAAAAGTAAGTACCCCAAGCATAGCCAGGCATATCACTCTTAGGATTTTTAGCCTTTCGGTATATTTTACCATGCTCCAAGCCACCAAACTCCCTTGTAGTAAACTTGTTGTGTTGAGAGATATTTACAAATTCGGAGTCAGGTTCAGGATTTCTTTTTGCGTCCCTTAGAGCGCATATAGCAGCCCTTTTAGACGCTAAATACTTGTCTCTTGTAGTTGCCATAATATCTAATTTAGGTAAATAAAAAAGGCCCACCACATACAATGACATGGTAGGCCCAAAAACTAAATCAATCAATCTAATGGATGTTATATAATATAGGAGGCAAGGTCGGATTCGAACCGACAATAAATGCATTTGTACCTATGGCACAATACGTGCCACGTAAACAGATACGAATATCTGTAAATATTCTAAGCATTACTCCAATAGTCTTGCCTCTTTACTTATAAAATTTTCTAAAACAAGCTGTGTAAGCCGTACACATTTAATACCTGGACATTGATAACTTGTTTTTATACTAATAATAAGTGTCAACCGTTGACGTTATGACATACTGATTCCTGGAAGGGTTGAATATTTTTTGTTTATCCATATACAGTATGGCATGCAGGTTTAATAATTGGATAAGCCTGTCTTCCTTTTTACATAGATGAACCCGTTAAATGACGGATCCCCCTACCTACACCTCTAAGACACTCGCAGCACATTACGCACTGACTACGCCGCCTATTGAATGAGTAAAATTACATAAAGGTAACATCCCAAAGGGCATACCAATCCCATTCTAGACACGCTTCGTGTCGAGCCTTCGTTCCCATCTTACGAATAAATGTCAAAGCATTATTGGATGACTGGGCCTGTTGTTTAAAGGAAGTGCCATCTCCCGCCTATCCCGTACCCACAATTAAGCTGCTCCTAGGTCTAAGGACGGTTTTAGATATACTTATATGGACTATGTACGACACAAGGTCTGTGCCGACAAGTGCAGATTTTCTATCCCAAGATATTAAAGAGTAAAATACTCGCAATCCGCAATTATGTCATTAATACAAACTGTATCTAATAACGCAAGAAAGCCAAGACAGGCTACATAAACCATGCGCCTATAAGCATTACAAGTATTATTATTTAATGCCTTATATGTCATCTATCATGTTCATTCACAATATTGTTGCCTCGAAAAGCACTACCATACTACAAACTGTAATATAATAGCCAATAAAGGACGGCACAAACTGTGCCCGATAGACAAGCATATCCACACTAGCATAAGGACGTTTACTTGCTACGTTCCCATCAAACCTACAATAGCTAATATTATAAAAGGTTGAACAACCTCGCATTGACATAACAGTATAGTTGCATGGAGATGCACACCATACGAGTTACACCATACGAGCAATGTCGTAAAACCCAAAATAAACATATAAAAAAGAGTGCAATTTCTTGCACTCTCATATATTAGGTACTAAGCACCTTGTAAGGCTTTTTTACCTTTGTTGGTTATCAACTCAACACCACCTATTTCGACACCACCTTCGATACGGGCATCAATAGTCTTCTCATAATCTTTTAGCTTAGATTCGAGTAAAGCGCTGAGCTTAGGGTAACCTGGATAAACGTCAGCACCATATTGCCCACCATTCAAAATGGTGTCAAATTTAGCTTTAGGTGTCATAGTACAAGCCTTCCGCATTGCAGATGTTACAAGGCTAAGATTCATCTGTGCACCTTTAGCAATAAAGTGCCCCAAGAACGAAGCAATCTCGCCAGCTTCCTCTGTTGTACTTAGTTCAAACATACATGCAAGTGCACGGGAGTTATCATATGTTTTGCGGTTTGACCCCAAACATTCAAACTTTCTTCCCAAAGCATACGTTAGCAGCCCAAAGATAACAAGTTGTTTATTTTTGTCATCCCTTAGGAAATTAACGACATGCGATGCCTTTGTCAATGTCTGAACAGACTTCTTGACATTTCCAATCAAAGTTTCAGTACCTGTGTAAAAATTAACGTAATTTGACATAACTAAATAGTTTAGTGATATAATAAATTACATTAATCTATTAGGTCTAATTTTTTCAGTCTTATTTGGTCTACTTGCCTTGAATGTCTAACATCCCATCACGGCACAACTGTGCATAGGTCTGCCAGGTGGACAACTGTCCATTATTACATTTAAGACGTTCGTATGGTCTACCTGTCCATAAGGGTAACCAACCCCTTTATAGGTCTACCATATATATATGGTCTATATCTATTTCCTTTTTCTACTACGAATATACGGCGACTTATTGAGATAATCGTACCACTTTTAAGGTATATTTCATATTTATATTTATTTAATATGTATTAGATATATATAAAATAAGATAATATATAGGAAATTGTCGCTCAGTGCTTTATATATTAAAAAAAGTTATATGTATTACGGGTTATATGTCTGGCAGCCAGGCACTTATACATATAAATAATACTAATATGTTACAATACTCTGCCAATCAATTACTTACATATATTATTTATTATAATATGTTTTTACATTTAATTTTACATATTTATTTCAGCTATGTGTAATTCATTGATAATCAGTTAGTTACGGCGAGAAGCTATTCACATATATATTTTTATAATATGTAAAGCATTGATAATCAGCAACTTAGCTATAAGGGGGGGTATGCAAAAAACCAAACGAGGAAGGATATTACGTATATAGCACCCCTTCTCTTTACATATATAATAGTTTTTGAGTGGTTTAATTGGGCAGACCATATAATAATAGAAATCTTATAAAGTATTATAAGTATTATTAAATCTGCGGGAATATTATTAAGTATTAAGAGTATTATAGGGATATTATTAAGTATTATGTGTATAGGGTGGGGGGTTTATTATGAGGGGTTTATTATTCATGAAATATATTCATTTATAATCAATATTCATGAAAAGTAATAGAAATTCATAAAGCCAGTATATGAGTAATCATAATTCACAAGGATTGTATTTGCAATAAGGGTCTTATTATAAGGGGTATTATTACAGTCTTACTAGAGTCTATTAGAGTCTCCTGGGCGGGAGATTTTATATAAAGGGGAGTTAGGGTAGGGGGCATAAAAGAAAAGCCCCTAGAGCTGCTTATATGAGGTCTAGGGGAATCTTATAGAATCTTATTAGAGTCTTAGGGAATCTTATAAGTCTTATCAGAGTCTTATTAGTCTTATTTGTTAATAGTCTTATTTGTTACTTATTGTTTTTATAGTTAGGTATAGTGTCTCGGCACAGGTGGGGTAGGAATAGCTTTTCATGTATTAAGGCTATCTGCCTGTCGGGCATGTTTTTTGTCATAGTGTCGAACATTAGATTCATGCCTCTATAAGGCATGTCCTCATATAACCAGAACCCCTCCGGGGTTACTACTACCATATTAGCATTTAGGGTAGTGCTATTTATTACACCCTCTATGATTATACTAGGTTCGTCTATTAGTACAGTCTTTTGAGGATGTGAGGCGACTAAAACGGCTTTGTCCTTACATGTATTTTGGCCCAATAGGGTCAAACTACTTACGAGAGACATTAGTATTAATATTAGTTTTTTCATCTTTTTTTTTTATTTCCTAAGTTTATTACTGTTCTATTGTGTCGTCTTCGTAATTAGTATCCTCTTCGGGGCAAATAAAGTTGGAGTCTGATTTAATTTCCTGTATTGCTTCTACGAGGTCTCCGCCAATCTTACTGACAGACTTTTCTACAAAAGCTGCCACTTCAGCAATATTGCATAGATTTAGCTCTTGAAAGTCTATCAAAACTTTTAATGTCCTACCTTGTGTATGTATCTTTATCATATTAATATCTTTCTTTTAATTCATTAATATTGCGATCTTTAATCCAATACTCTCCTCTCTTAAAAAAAGATTCTTCGAATGGCATCTTACTAGAAACAAGCACCCTTTGAAAAACAAGACTTGTTTTGGGCTTTTGCTTATTTGTCAAGTTAAGTAAAAAATCTTGACTAACTGCTTCTGATAAGTCAGAGTTAGAGACACTCTCTACAGTACAAAGATAACTACTGTCTCTTTCATTAAGTATAATATCTCCTTCTGAAAGGGATATAAGACTAAAGAGGTCTGGCACATCGTTTAAATCTTCAAGATTAAAGCCCTCTTTGTGCCAAGCAATACAAAGGTCACAGACAGTCTTAAACCTTACACCTTTCCAAAAGTCTTCCGAATCTTTACCGAAATCCTCTCTAATAAGTAGAGGAGATTTATCGTTATCAAGTTGTGTATTTATTATAATAACTTTAGTAGACCCTTCTGATGCAAAATTTTCTTGCTTTTTAATAATACCTTCTATACTCATTTTTGTTTAGTTTAAGCTGTGCACATCCTCATCAAAGAGGTTTCTAGGCACTTGTAAGATAATGTAAGATATACTCATGAAATCCTCTACATCCTCTGGAGAGGGGGAGTTTTTCATTTCATCAAGGTAAGCCTTTGTGATGGATTTAAGGCACACCTCGGCACTATCGGGCCCGTCGGCATAAATCTTAGCGATGAGGCTAGAACCTTTATCATCATGCATATTGACCCAATACTCGTATTTTTTGTCAATTTGATTTAGTTTCATGGTAGTTATTTTCGTCTGCTTCATGATAAATATTTACTACCTTTACTCTCTAATTTATCTGATATATCCTCAACAATGTTGTCAATGTTCTCTAGGAAATTTAACTTTAACATCATTATTTTTTCTTTGTTGACCCCTCTGAGTTTCTGAAACTTTAAATGGTCTTTGTGATTTTGAAGTATTATGCTGAAGATTACACATAACTGTTCAGGGGAATATGAAGACATATCCCCCATCTCAGTTAAAATCCAGTCCTTATACTTTTTACTCATACTATTACTTTTATCTAACCCACCCCTCTTTAACCTTTACTAAGTTTTCTTTTAACTTTTAACACTTATTTCTTAACATCTAAACCCGTTTCTTTATCTTTAAAGGGGTTTGATATTTGAGACTCGTTTGTTAGATAGTTGAAAGTCAACTCTTCTCCAGCCTCTATGTCTCTTAGAGCTACAACTGTTTGCTTAGACTTATCAATTACACAGTTGGGGGAGAATGAATGGTTACAGTACTTAAACAATGGGTCTAGTATATGACCTATTTGTACTTGGTCACCTTCTGTGACTATGTAAATTTCTACACTTTCCCTAGAGGGTTGCAAGCTAATTAACCCATGTAATATATGGATAGTATCCCCACGGTTAAAATTTCCCGTGGAGAATACACCATACTCATCTGCAGATACTTCTCTTCTATGTACTTTACTCTTCTTCATCCTTAAAAAGTTCTGCGTTTTCAGACTTCATCCTCTCCAAAATCTTCTCTTGCTGCTCTTGTCTAGCTTTGTCAATTAACATCCTGGCCTCATGTATTTTAACCTCTCTTCTTCTAGAGGCTTGAGACCTCCCTTTTTTCCTTCTAGAAGCATGTCGTTTACTTGCTGGCATCATAACATATTTATACCTGGTGAATATTCATCTCTATTTTTATCGTAAAACTGTAATGTATGAACTTCTCCCGTTTTTAGGTAAGAAGCGTGTACGTAAACCTTTGGAGCTACTTTTAGTCTATAACAAAAACCCATGGTCGTAGCTCTTTTCTTAAAACCTTTCTTTTCTAATTGTTCTGTTGTCATTTAAATAGAAATTTTAACCTTTGTTCTTCAAGAAATTTATTGTAGTTGGTGTTGCTAAGCTTAAATGTTACACCATCATCTTTACATCTCATAATCCTTTGTATTGTGCCTGCGGTTGTAGTTGTGGTTTTAATAAGCTCTAAGTTATCGCCCCCACATTCAGGGCATGTAAACTTGGACTTTCCAACTAAGGCGCCAAAATGTACAGGGCTTTTCATGTACTTTCTTAGACAGAGATACAGGTCTTCTGTAGAAATAATGTCGCCAACATTATACTCTATCATCTTTTTCATGTACTCTTTTTGCTGTTCTGGGTTTCCGTCTTCTATCATTTCCCACATTATAATTCCTTCATGGGACAGTTTATGAGAGACCCCAAAATATTTTGACATATAGTCCATACTGTAGGATGGAAGCCTAAATAACTTTTTTGCTTGTTTTTGTATGTCTAAAGACTTGACATATACATTGATAGGAATGGAATATTTGGCAGCCCTTGCTCTAATCCATCTACAGTCAAAATTGTCATTATTAATCCCTACTACTTGGTCAGCAGAGTTATACACTTTGATAAACTCTTCTACTAACTTTTCATCAGAGTGGGTCTCCATATCCCATGTAAGATGGTTGACTTTATCCTCTCCTAACCACTTCCAAGCAACTGTTATGATTTTTGCCTCCCCTTTTAATTGTTTATGACCTACGTATTGTTTACCTGTCCACCAAACTTTTGCTGGTATTTGAGATGTCTCTAGGTCATAAATAAGAACTTTAACCTCTTTCTTGTCGGGCAAATTACCCTTTAGACTGTCTCTTAAGTCTGCAAAGTTACGTCTAATGTAGGTCCTAAGGAGATCAAAATCTCTGTATGTACCTTTTGGTAAAACTTTTTTAGCCAAATCTGTGTACCCGTCTTCAGGGAACAGTTTGACCACTTCTTCAATTTTTGAGTCTAAGTGACCCCATTTACTAATATTACTCATAATTAAACTGGATTTATAAAACAAATATAATAAAATTTACACAGTTGCGCAAGTTTTTGTGAAGTTAAATTCTAGTTTCTTTAAAAATTGTTAGTAATAGCTCCTCTAAGTCCTCTTTAGAGGCCCTCTCTTTTATTTTATTGTAATTCTTTAGAGCCATATACAAATTGTATTCATGTGAGGAGCACACACTATAAAACTTCTTCAAAAGGACTTCATTCATGTCCTGTTTCTTTTTGTGTATGTATTTATCTATCTTCTTCTTGACTGTGCCCTTATTAGTGACCCATACTAGTGAGGCAAATGGCATCATCTCTTCAACCTCCTCTGGCTGTATTAAATCCTCTGGGCAAGTCATAACAAACTTGTTTGGGCAAAAAAGTTCTTCGGAGAGGTTATCCCCACCACATTGCATTGTCTCTAAAAGAAACTCATGTTTTTGGGGCTTTTCTTTAAACTCTTTATTCCAATCACTCCTAGAGACCTTAATCTCATGTTCACAATGGTAACTAAGGTTATTTATGTGCCACCAATCCACCTCCCAGGTGTACAGGTACTTATTTCTGCACATAAAGCTTGAAGTTTCTTTGTAGTACTGATGTAGAAAGTACTGTATACTTCTCTCGCTAAAACTGTCTAAGTCAGTATACTTTTTAGGTCTACCCCTACCCCTAGAGATTTTATTTTTAGAATACTTTCTTCTAGTAACTTTTGCCCTTGTCTTTTTCTTTTTAATTGCCATTAATCTTGTTCTTTATGTTTAGAATAAGGCACCTTAGCTCCCAGGGCCAAGTTAGTATAGAAAAAAGTATTGCTATTAAAAAAATAACGTGGACACTCAAATTTGAAATTTTTGGGTAAACCTCTTTTATACTTATAAAAAAGCCATCTATTTTGGATCCGTAAAAGAATATAAAATTAATAAAGGTTACGAAAGAACCTATTGTAAGCCATAATGTCCAAAAACTCATATTTTATTGTTTTATTTTACTATCTGTTGTCATACCTAAAGCGCAAATTGCTAGTAGGTATGCATCAACCATATTATGATTAACTACTTTACTACGTTTTGTTGGTAAGAAAAGTTCATCTTTCCAACCTTCACCTAGCAACCTTTTAGCGCAATTGTAAGATGTCATTTTTGTATCCTTGCCCTTTTTGCCATTTTTGTTAGGTTGTATGTCTTGTGTCTTCCACATATACTTTTGCCACATTTTAGGCTGAATACTTACTACTGGTATGTCCCAATCCACACAACACATCTCTAAGGCAAACCTCGAACCACCAAAATTAAAGTTGGCTTTTGCGGAAGAGTTATACACTGAATGTACATCCTCTATATAGGCCACATACCTTTCGTCCTCTTTGAGCTGGCTAAAAAAGTCCTTCACCCCTACATAATTAAATCCTGCAGAATCTTTCTTAAAATTTCCTCTCTTAATTAAAACGTTTTGTAGTATATTGCCTTCTTCATCCACTACACAAATCCCTGGCTCAACCCCAGGGTCTATACCTATAAATCGCATAATCTTAGTTGTTAAGCCTCACATGAAGCACATTGGTTAATCTCTCTAGCAAAGGATTGTGCAGCACTTTGGCTAAACTGGTAATACAGTGTTTTTAAGCCCATCCTCCAAGCTTCAAGATATAATTGGTTAATCTCTTTGGCTGGTATGCTAGGGTGTATCATAAGATTTACTGATTGTCCTTGGTCTATATATTTTTGCCTTTGAGCTGCTTGCTGTATAATCTCCATAGGGCTGATCTCTATAAAGGATTTAAATACCTCTTTAGTCGGGAAGTCTAAGTGTTGACAGGACCCGTCCTTATCTAAAATCTCCTTCCAAACCTCTATGGTGTTAAGACCATACTTTTCTAACTCTGACTCTAGGTAAGGGTTTTTGTAGACAGACTTAACTTTTGCTAAGTCTTTAACAAAGTAGTTAGATTTTAAGGGTTCAATACCCATACTAACTTGCTCTAGAATGTAGGAGCTAGATTTTGTAGGGGCTATAGCCATTAGTGTACTGTTTGCGTAACCTGGTCTTATACTCTCAAAACCTAATTCTTTGTTACACCACCTACTAGCTTTGTTTGCCCTTTTAGATATCTCGGAAAAGATTTTCTCGTTTGTGGCTTTTGCTTGGAGAGACTCAAAAGGTATTAATTTGGACTGTAAGTAGGAGTGATACCCTAACACTCCAACACCTATAGCCCTGTGATCTTTAGCAAACCTCCAAGCCCTTTTCATTCCAGGCAAACCCCTAGACTTTTTAATGAAGTCATTAAGCACGGCGTTCAGGAATAGCACATAAGTTTCTACTGCATCAGTTTTTTCAATCTCGTCCCAATAGAGTAGGTTTATAGAACCTATACAACAAACAAAAGACTCTTTAAGGTTGTCTGGCAATAAGATTTCAGTGCAAAGGTTGGAGTGGGTTATTTTGCCACCCAACTTTTTATAGGGCGTGTTATTATTAACGTTGTCTGTAAAAAATATATAAGGGAAGCCAAATTCTGACCTTCTTTGTAGAACTTTTGACCATACAGACCTTTTGTCCATATCCCCTTCTATCATTTCGTTTATCCATTTATCAGTAACATTCACACCAAACTGTAGGTTTTGTATAGGGTTACCCTCAGTCCCAATATCAAGGAAATCCATTATGTCTGGGTGCTCTACATCTAAGTAAAGGGCACATGCCCCTCTCCTAGATTGACCTTGGCTACATTTATCAATTATTGTATCATATATGTGTGAATAATGAACTGGACCATCGGCGTGTCCACCTGTTGATATTTCACTACCTCTTGGTCTAATGTTACCTAAGTATAGAGAGGTCCCACCTCCGTACTTAGACATCATTCCTATTTCCCTTCCCACATTTAGAATCGAATCAAGGGTGTCATCACAGGTGCTACCATAGCACGATATAGGAAGTTTTCCTCCTTTTCCGAAATTTGTCCACACTGGGGTCGCAAGCGAATAGTAGCCTTTCGACATGTAGTCTTCAAATTTCTCCGCAAACCCTTTGACTCTAAGTAGTTTTTGAGCTTCATTAGCTATTTCTTTTATTCGTTCTTCAGGTTCTACGTCTAAGTATCCCCTTGATAAAAATTTTCGACTGTCTTCGTTTAGCCATGCATACCTTTCCCTTTCCATTAAAATAAATTTCCTCTGTTATTGATTTTGATTTCTTACTGTACTCTATTAAGTACACAATTTACTGATTGTTTTGTATAAATCCTACCTTTAGGGTTTATTATTCTATATATCCAATAAACTTTATTAAAACAAGTCATTAGCTGTAATAGGCTTACTTTTTTTGTTGTAATCTACAGAACGCTTGTAGAAAAAGTCTCCCTCTTTAGTAGACTTAATCTCTACATCAAACCACAGCGTAGGCTCTAAAAGTTCTATATTTTTCTCGTATAAAGGTTCATACCCTATAGAGACTAAGGAGTTGTTTAGTCTGTTTTTTATAAACTCTTTGATGGAGTCTATGGAAAGGAAGTCTAACTCCCCCTTTTCAAAAATCCATTCTAGAATATCAGACTCTGCCTGAAAAGCTTTATCCGACGCCGAGTAGATTAAGTTTTTAAACTCTTCATCAAACCAATCAGGATTCTCTTTCTTTATAATATTTATTATTTCTATTCCAAAATTCCCGTGTATGTCCTCCTCTTTACTAGTCGCTTCCACAACATTAGAGATTCCTTTAAAGATGTTCTTCTCTTTATTAAAGGACATCATAATTAGAAATTGACTAAACAGTGATACATGCTCTATAAAAAGGGAAAATAAGAGTACAGATTTAGTGTACATTTTATCACTTCTAGACTTAATCCCCTCTAGGTACTTTTTAAGGTACTTTATTCTACCTTGTATAGCAGGTACTTCGGTGACTGTCTCAAACTCTTTTTGTAGCCCTAGTAAAGTCAGTAAGTGACTGTAGGCATTCATGTGCCTGACTTCAGATTCTGCAAAAGTCATTCCGACCTCGGCTATTTCTGTTATTGGCATCCTCTTGTACAGGTCTGCCCAAAAGGTTTTTACGTTGGCTTCTATTTGGGCAATGGCTAGCATAGTCCTCTTTATTGCCTCTTTCTCTTTTCTAGATATGCCGACTTTGTAGTCGTTAATGTCAGATGTATAATTAAACTCTGAATGTATCCAATAAGAGTGCCTGATGGCATCCTTATACTTCAAAAGCTCTGGATATTGGTAAGGTAGTATATTTACCCTTTCTTCAAATAACCCCATAGTATTCCCCGTTTTTTTTTTAATTTTTTAATCTCCCAAGGTTTGCGTACTCATCAGCAAGCTCATTCCAAATGTTTCCATTGTGAGATCTTACATGATTGTAGAAAAACTTTTCTTGGTTGTTACAATAATCTATTTCCTTAAAGATGTCATGGTGCTTTCTTAGTTTATCCCCATTCATCCAATTTTTCTTTTTCCAGTTATGCATCCAAGTCGTGATAGATTTGACAGCATATTGAGAGTCTGAGAAAACCATAGTAAAGTGTCCAGGATAGTTGTCTAGAACATGTAATAAGCCCTCTCTAATAGCTAAAAGCTCCATTCTAGATATCGTGGTATCTTTTACTTGGTCAAAAGCCCTGTGGATTATATTCTCGTTATCGTCTAGCAAAACATAAGCCCACCCACCAGTAGATACCCCTCTCTGAGAGACTGAACCGTCAGTGTAGAGTTTAAGTTTTGGTAATATTTTCTTTTCTTCCATTTTTGTCTTGTATAATGTATGTGCCAATAGTTAGGGATTTAGTAAACAAAAGACAAATACTTATTACAGAATATAATAACATTAGTCTTAACAACTAAATCCTTAGAAAAGAATGCATTAGCTTTTTTAGAATAAAAACTACCTTTTGGTGGATTATATGGGTCACATGACAGAATAAAATTCTGATAGTCGTAAAGATTACTTGACCACTTTCTCCACCTAGAGATGGTTCTTGTTGATATGTTTAATTGATTAGCTAAAATGCAATTCGCTGCTCTACCTTTGATATAAACCTCACCGTTCTCGTTAAACTTCCTTACTTGGTACTTACTCTTGCCTAAAGAGCTTCCGACATTTACCTGTTTACGAATGAAAGTTTTATCACGTTGAGACCAACGCTTTCCTTTTTTATTTTGAACATTTAAGGCCCAGGTCAGTTGGTTTGACTCAGCCAAAGCAACCAAAAAACCCTTAAATGATTCTATACTTTCAACATGATTACCCAAAACCCTCACCTGTTTTTGTGTATTGAGGTTTAAAGATAAGCACAATTTTCTATGGGAGTTAACCTTAGAGTTTGTGCACCAACCTTTTTCAATAAGTTTAGGTAGTATGTTATACTTCTCGTTCTTTGTTAAATTCACAGAATTTACATAGTAACCAGCTTTGCCTTCCCCCGCAAATCTCAGTTTCATATATAGGTATAGCTCACCTATATTAGATGCGTTTGAAGTCAAGAACTCTACTGATGTTAGTAAACTCATATTACAAATATACAAAAAATTACTTTACATTGCCATGAATCTTGGCAAAAGTTTCAAACATTAATTTTACTTCGTCTCTGTAATATTTCAACTCGTACCTCTTTCCAGTAGACGGATCGTAATCTTTGTAGTGAGTTAGTGCTGTATTTCTTGGTTGGTAACCCCAGCACTCAAGGATATACTGGTAACCACTCATTTGTATCGAGTAGTTAGTTATTTTTGATGTATCTAGGTGTTGAAAAGGTTTGTGATATTTGTAACTAGAAGTTCTAGTAAGTTTAGCATTAGTCTTATAGTCATCCACATCTGTGTACCTTACACCACCCTCTGTACCTATGTATGGGAGGTCAATCTGACCCGTTATATAAATATCTCCGACCTCTAGCCAAACTAAAAGCTCTGGGTAACATCCATCCTCTAGCTCAGAAAGGTCGCTTATAATACTTTGATTGTCATATTGCTTCTCAAACTTTTTTACAGTATATTTCTTTTTATCCCAAGGGTTTATTGCATAGCCCCTCTCGTAAAGCTCATTTTCCCTATCGTCGTGGAATTTTGTACCATCAGTTTGAGAATCTTTCCACTTCTGTTTTATTTGATTCTTATACTCAAAAAACTCTGCTGGTGTTAATCTAAAGTTTGCCAAATTAACTAACCAACTCATCGGAGGCTTAGATATTAAAGGGTACTTAAACTCTTTCTTTTTAAGGTGCTTAAATTCTTCTACCCCTATAGCTAACTCTATTGCTTTGTAGGTTTGCCAATATCCCTGGTCAAGGGGGTCCTTAAAAAAATCCTTTACCCTATTTACCGAATAACCACGCTTACCGTTTATGAAGTATTTATGACCCTCTTTATGAAATATCGCTATTGGTTGATTCCCTTTACTTACTTTACTTACTTTACTCATCTTCTATTTTTATACGCACAAACCGTAAATATACGAAAAAAATATTGAAAAACTCCTTTTTAAAGATAAAAAATTTAAAAATTACCCAAAATTTTTTTGTAAAACCTCTACTTTTTAAAAAATTTTTTGTATATTTGTAGAATATTTACAAAGAAAGTTAGTTAATTGACATGAAGATAGCAAGAAAAGATAACATGTTGTTAGCCAAAGACCTACAAGTTTTTGGGCATCCTGCATATTATATAATGTCATTAATTGATACTTATGCGTCAATAAAGGTTGACAGGTCTTTATGGCTTACCGATAGGGAAAAAGAGTTTTTCGTTGCACTAATTGTATGTAAGAACGAAGGCATACAAGATTTTAAATCTAAAGAGGCAACAGAAGTTTTTGAATATTACTTCGGTAAGCACAGAAAAGACACAAGAAAACTTTATGTGGATAAAATAGAAGAGAAGGGATGGCTTAAGAAGGTGGGTGGAGATATCGTTCTACTAGACCTCTTTGAGAATATTGATTTGTCAAAGGATGAAGCCATATTCCAAGTAAGGTATAAAATAGTAAAAGATGATAATTGACAGCATTTTTCAAAACATGGCCTTAGAAAACATGAATGGAATTGATGATATCGAGTCCATACTTATTGACGGCCAAACTTTGCAAAGGGTCCAAGAAGAGTATCAAATAATGTTTGAACAGGGTGGAGCAATAGCAGTTAGAGAATTAGAAGATTATTTTGGAGCAAAAATAGAATTGACTTCAGAATTTTTACCACAAGGTTTTAAGATAAAAAGGTTAGAAGATTAGTAAAAGACCAAAATACTTAGACGAATTTAAAGGAGACCTTAACAGATTGTCTGTCAAGTATAGTGTACACGTAGAAGAAATTGAGTACATTCTCGAAGATTTCTTTAAGAGGTTAAAGTCTTGGATAACTTCTCCCAAAATGCCGACAGTTAAAATCAGCAATTTTGGTAGTTTTAAACCATCGTTTGGGAATATAAGTCGTAGCCTGAAAGGAAGCATAAGAGCTTACAGACTTGGCTACACTAGCTATAAAGAGGCAGCTGACGCAGTTAGTAACCTCTGGCCAATAAGAAAAAGGTTACAGAAAGAAGAACAGAAGAAAGAAACTTGGAAGAAATGGCACAAAATGAAGTTAGAAAAAGACAGCCGTACTGCGGGGTTACGGTTACCCCGGAAAACAGACGAAAGTTAATGAAAACCTACAAGGAGACTTTTTATGAACAAGTCAAAGATGACGAGACATATCAAGAGCTACCTAAAGATGAATTAGAAGAGACAGCAGAAAAGTACGCAAAACTAGAAGTCCTAAGGGAACAAAAACACTTAAAAGCCTGGCTTAGGGGGGACAACGGTTACAAATTCCACGGAAGGTGGTTTCCAGTTCTCAGACCTTTAGAAGGTCACGAAGTCAATTTTAGTGATTTACAAAAAGAGGCAGAAAATATTTTAGAAAATAGTAAAACAGAAGAGGAATAATGAATGTATCAAGAAGAGTGTCTCTGTCAGACTCAGAGATTCAGGAGCTTAAAGCTTTCACACAACTCCTAAAAGTACTTGCAGATGGGGTTGTCAGGCCCAACAATATCAAGTATTTTATTAGGGATGTAGAGGAAGCCGAGAGAGTTTCGGGTAGAGACTTAAGTAAGTTGAAAGAATGTTGTCTTCCAGAAGGGACTATAAGAGAGGCTAAAGATTTTAAGCCTTACATAGATTTAGTCTTAAAGAGGATTTCAGATATTACAGGATTAAAACCAGACCCCGTATTTGGGGATAGATAAAAAGATAGAAAGTTTATGACAAAAAGGAAATCAGGAATAATTGACCCTACAAAAGATTTGATAGGTGCGCAACAAAAAAGTGTAGAAGAAAGAATTAAAGAAGAGGAAAACAGAGCAGAATCAAAAAGAAAAGAATTAAGGAAGAAAGATTATGAAAAACAGTTAGAAGAGTTTATAAAAGATGACTCTTACATATCTGAATATACTGATAGGATTCAAGATGTAAAGAAAGATCACCTTATTGTGAGGTTGTTCAAGTTTGTGCCAGATGAGAAGTCTGCCCCTAAATCAGGGCTTTTAGCTTTAGACCATTCTACAGGAAAGTATGTACCTAAAGAAGAAGTAATGGACTCTATCCTAACAAACTATGCAAAAATCATAGTTTCTGGCTCTGACAAATTTAAGTCGGGACAAACTATAACCCTACCTTATGAGGAAATCAGGGGATTCTATAAAAACCCTGAGTGGGAGCAATACCTAGAATCTTTGAGAACTAAAGGGGCTACCCCAATAATGCCTAAAGATACAAGGGAGCTTATCCCAGCCTATGAGGTTAGAATGAAGCAAAAAATCTTTGTCAGACCATGGCTACTAGAAGAGGAAGTCGAAGACAGGTTGACATTGCTAGTAAGTGAGTATGAAGTAGAAACGGTAGTAAATAAGTAAGTAATGGGCCTATTAAGTATATTCAACAATATTCGTAAAAGAGGACTAAAGGACGTCACTAACCCTGAACGTATTCGTATGTACAGGACGGGACAAAAAATAAAAAGGGACGGACTCATACTTTCTTACGATGAAATAATCCCATATGCCGAACAGCTAGTGTACAGAGTCAATATGTGTAATGACTGCCTAAAAGCTGGTAGTTGTAAAATATGTGGATGTGATATGCCTAGCGCCATGATGACTCCACAATTTGAATGTGAGGATGGTAAATTCATACCAATGTTTACAAAGATTGTAGAGAAAAAGGATGGAAGAGGAAATGTACATGAAATAGAGATGATAGACGCCGAGGCTTGGGAAGAGTATAAGAATAATATAGGATTAACTTTTAACTTTGGAATAAAATTGTAAAGAAAGAAATGGCGAAAGGAAAGTATGTAGAAGATAACGTATCTCCAATAGGAAATGTCAAGTACGACGACATTGTAGAGTTTGAGATACAACTTAAAGAGGATAACGAGTTTCCTCTAGAATATATTGCGGTATCCTGCGGGTGTACAAAAATCACATCAACTAAAGAAGAAGTTCTTGAGACAGGAACTATTGTTGGTAAGATAACTGTTTCAAACACAGGAGTACCTAAAGAACCTGGAACACATGTAATTAACAGGACGTTAGTTCTGTACATGGAAGATGGTAACCCAGAGTTCAAAGCAAACGAAAATTTTCAAAAGGTCGCAAACCCCGAAAAGACTAGAGAGACAGTCACGATAGTAGGTTTGTGTACAGTAGATGAAGAATAATTTCCCTTCCTTTCTCGTATCTCGCCTTGATGTTAGTAAGGGGGTCCTCCCCTTCTAGCATCTTTTTAAGAATAAAAACAACAAGGAATGAAATTATTACAAATATCAACAACAACTTGTCCTCCATGTAAAAGGGCAAAAGATTATATAGAAAAAACTTATAACGCTGAGGAAATAAATTATGACTATCAGACGTTAGATAAAGAACCTAGTCAACAGGCTTATGAACTTTACCAGTTGTTAGGTATAAATAAAGTTCCACATTTTGTAGTACTCTCAACGGATGGCAAAATCCTAGATGATATCAATGGATTTAATCCCAACTTTGTAACCAACTATGTGAACAACTTTAAAGAAAATAGCGGAGAGATTTATGTAGGTGACGCAATACAAGACCTTGATTATGAAGAGGAATGAAATTAACACAAAACATTCTCTTTGAAAATTATGGGGGTGAATTGATATCGACAGATAAAGCACTGACTTATAATTCCTTAGTGACGGAAACCAAAGGTTTCAAAAAGATAGTTGACGAACTTAATACCGTAAGTACTAATTCTAGCTCTATGTTAGAAGAAGTTGCAGAGTTGGCAGCACTCCAAGTTAACCAAGCTGCTAGACAGTTTTCTCTGTAGTCCTAATAAACAGAGTGGTGGAGCTGGCCGGGAAACTGGCCCCAATTTAAAGCCTCCTAGGTTCCACAAGGAGTCAACGGAGCTATCTAAGGTAAACTTTATATTTTAAGATTAGACTGGACCAGAGTTTGAATCTCTGCACCTCCACCATCAATCCCAGGGACGCCTCTTAACAATGCGCAATTTCCCTGGCTTTTTTAACTAACCAACAACTAAAACAATGAAGGTAATCAAAAACAAGTGTGGCTCTAAAGGGTGTAATGTAGAAGAGCATGACAAAAGGTTAGGTTACGACAAAAACGCTTTTACAAATGAGAGTTTTTCTACAATTAGGAAAGCGGCTTAAGACTGAGTACGGCAACCAAGTCTTAGAGAAAATGGAAGAGATAGGGTCGTGCAAAATGAAAACTAAAGTCCCTTTCACAAAACACATACACCCTAGCAACAAGGATAAGAACCCTTGTTATAAGGGTAAATACTACAAGATTTAACCCTCTTACGATTCAGTACAGAGGGTATTTTGTTATTACAAGATAGAAAGAAATGAAGTTAGAGAATATCTATTGTTTTGCAAAAAGACCCAAGAAACCTGAAGATTTCTGGGAGCTTAATGAAGAGATGTCTTACATAGAACCTTTTGCAAGCTTTGTGGACGAACCTAATAGCGCAAAAATAATGACTGCTATTTGGATGGTTTATGACCCTAAATCACCTATGCAAAATGGAGACATACCATTAGACCAAGCTAAAAGAGACATAGCAAAGAATTTTCTTGGTGATGAGAGTTTTTCTTGGAGAGACTATGGAAAGTACATAAGAGCTTTTAATAGACACACAAAAACCAAAATAGAAAGGCAAATGGAAGATTGGTTTTTGAGTATGGAAGAGCGTAAACAATTTATGAGTGAGTTCTCTTTTGAAGATGACCCAGAACTAAAAGAAAAGATGCTCCTTCAGACAGAAAAGCACTTTGAGAAGTATATTCATATACAAGCTCAATTAAAGGAGGAAAGGCAAGAAGCTTTAATGCACGGTAATTACACACCATCACTGCTAGAATCTACTGCTATACAATACGAGTAAAATGAAGGAGTTACCACTGTGGAAAGTAGTAAATAAAAAAGAATCTTTAGAAGGGGCAAGACAAGTTGAGTTTGACCACTCAGTCAGAGAGATAAGTGCTGGAGATTTAAAAGATTATGACCTTTTCTTGTACAAAATGAAAGACAGGGAGCTCTTTTACCAAAGAGACCACTACAAAAATATAAGTCCCGAATCTTTCACTTTCGAAAACTATTGGAATGACTTCTGGAAAAAGTGCTTAGAAGGGGAGTGGATAAACGATAAAGGTACTTGGGTATACTTTATGCCAAAACTTTTTTACTATGTAAACTACGTAAAGATTATTGGTAATAAAGAAGGGGATGAAGACTCAAGGATAGAAATGAGCCCAGATTTATCATCTTTGGAGTGGCTACAATACTCCTACTTACTTTTATGTGACGGGTTTAGTGGTTTTGAAGAGGATGATATATACACCTGCAACAAGTTAGTTTGGAGGTTAGCGAATGGGTTTTCCATAAATAAATACCAAAGAAAGAAGCTTGAAAATTGTTATCAACCAAACGGGGAATTAAAAATCTATGTAGACCCATGGGAGTATCTTACAAGATTCTATCTAGTAGATAACCCGTCCGACAAACCTTTAGGTAAGGCTTTATATGAAAATTCTAGAGAGAATGGAATTTTTATGGGTAGTAGGGGTACTGCGAAGTCATATTGTCTGTACGGTGGGGACCTTCTACATGAGTGGACATTTGGAGGAGTCAGGACATTTGAAGAAAGACACAAATGTTCAACTAGACTCCTATTTGCCGCAGGTTCAGGAGACAGCGAACCTTTAGAAAGGTCTCTAAAAATTATAGATGGTTTCTATGATAACCAACCAGGACAGTTCAAATATCCTAACCCTGACAGGCCCAAATATCAAGGACCCTTTTACAAAAGAGTACAAGGTAACTGGACAAGTGGTGTAGCTCACATAGTAAAGAATAAGCAAAACAAAAAAACCCTTACAGGTTCGACCTTACAGGTTTCAGTAATAACTCCTGACAGAAAGAAGATTGGAGCTGGAGACCGTTTCAGAAGACTTTATGTGGAAGAATGTGGGTTCGTTGGATACTTAGATCAAGTGCACTCAGCAAACAAAGATTCAACTGAGATTGGTAAAAACAAGGTTGGATCCTCTATGTACTCAGGAACCTCTGG